ACCGTAACGAGGTTGGTTCACTTTTGGTCAAGGACGATTTGTCCACCGACCAGTTCGATGATCCATCACGTGACATTCGTCAGATGAAGATGAAAGAGCGTTACGACATTGTCATGCTGGGTGACGGCGAAGGTATTACCGTCGCAAAGAACGTCAAGCTCAGCCGTAACTACGAGGTTCAAGTCACAAACGAGACAGCCTGACCTTAGGGCATTTATAGTTACGGTCACTGAAAAGTGACAGCCCCTAGGCAGAGGGTGGTGGCGAAAGCTACCACCCTCTGTTTTTTATATCGTAAAACCGTTACTATTTGAATAGAATCTTAACAAGGAGAAGCTGTGGCTCTGTATCTAATAGAAAGCGCTAGCGTAGACGCTGATGTTGTTGTAGTAAAGTTCGGAAGAACAGTAAAAATTAGTTCGCTTATCAACGCTAACTTTTCAGTCCAAACAACAGACGCCACACCGGTGGTAATTTCCAGTCCATTTACTGCGATAAATACAATAACTGATTTTAATCAAATTTCAAGAACACTAAGATTGTTCTGGGATGTTCAACTTACATCTGGTGAAGAATATGAAATTATTATTTCAAACGTAAAAGATGCAGTCAACGAAACAATCCCTACTGAAAAGATTAAATTTACAAAACTAGATGATGCTACGCCGTCTACAATCACTTCATATTCAGAACCTGTATACGAAGAAATCTTAATTGAAGACAAATCAGTTAGAACAGACGCTTTTTCAACAGTTCAAATATTAGCTAAAAATCCTAATTTCTATATTGTTTCAGTAGATCCAAGTAATGGTGATTTTTATTTAGATAATTCATACAATAGTGGCAGAGTAACTATTGAGTTCAATGCACGACCTGCTTCAAACTTCTTAAATGCTAAATACTTTAAAGCTCAAAGAAAGAAGATACAAAGAACCCCTTCTAGGTGGGAATCTTTAGACGCAAACATATCCTTACATTCTTGGAAGCCAGAAGTATATGTTGATTTTCCTTCCAATGATGCCACTCCAGCATATACAACTTCTAATAAAGAATATTTTGAAACTGGTTATAAATATAGAATTATATTATCTAAAGATATAGGTATTTAAAAAATGGCTAATTTTGTTTATGGTAAAGCAAAACAAGCATTATTAAATGGTGGATTTAATTTTTCATCAAATAATTTTAAAGTAGCACTAGTAAAAAGTTCATATACCCCTAGTCAAAATGTTCATGAATTTTTATCTGATATATCAAATGCAAATATTGCATACGTAACAGAAAATATTCCATCTTTAGTAAATAATTTAGGAGTTGTAAATTCTCAAGATTTTGTTTTTACTCTCCCAGAAAATACAGCTTTTAATGCAGCTGTAATATATCAAGTTGGTTCATCCCAATCAAATTCAAGGTTACTAAGTTATACAGATACAGCCTCTGGATTTCCTTTTACTGGATCTCAAAATTCAGTAACAGTAGCTTTTGACTGGATTGGATCAATTTTAACGTTATGAGGAAAATATGACCACACAATATCCAGGTTCTTTAGATGTATTCAGTAATCCAACTGCAACTGATACTTTAAACTCGGGCAGTGTTCCCCATCATTTGCAACACGCTAATATAAATGATGCAGTTGAAGCAATACAAACGGTATTAGGACTTAATCCAGCCGGATCTCACTTAACAATTAAAGATAGAATAATAGTTGCGGAAACTAGCATATCTAATCAGTCGGTATTAAACGGCTTAAATGATGTTACTATTACATCAGCCTCGACTGGAAATATATTAAGATATAATGGTTCTCAGTGGGTTAATTATTCTGAAGCCGACGTTGTAGATGGAGGAAACTTTTAAACATGGCAAATACAATAAGAATTAAAAGAAGGGCCGGAACAGGCTCCGCAGGTGCTCCGTCTTCGCTAAAGAACGCTGAGCTGGCTTATAACGAAGCTGACGATATCCTTTATTACGGTAAGGGTTCAGATGGAAGCGGAGACGCAACTACAATTCCTGCTATTGCAGGATCAGGAGCGTATTTAACTTTGGGTACGGTTCAAACTGTAACTGGAAATAAAACATTTTCTGGAACAGTATCAGTTGCTACACCTTCTTCAAACGCGCATGCCGCTACAAAGCTTTATGTAGACACAGCCATTTCTGGAGTAACTCCAAGTGGAACCTCAAATCAAATTACGGTAACAAGTGGCGTAATAGCTTTAGCCAGTAGTGTCACAACTCCTGGAGACTTGACTGTCACAGGAAACTTAACAGTTAATGGCACCACTACAACTGTAAATTCTACAACTGTTTCCATAGATGATAAGAATATAGAATTAGCAAGCACTGCATCGCCAAGTGATGCAGCTGCAGATGGTGCTGGAATAACAGTTAAGGGAACAACAGACAAGACATTTAACTGGGTTAGTGCAACTGGTTCATGGACTTCATCAGAAGACTTAAACCTCCTCGCTGGTGGTGTATTCAGGATTCATGGTACAGAAGTCCTTAGCGGGACTACGCTTGGTTCAGGCATTACAGGTGGTACAATAGACGGTATATCTATTGACGGTGGAACTTTTTAATTAAAACTATTTGGCAATGGAGTCTAAATGGCTAACACTATTAAGATAAAAAGAAGTGGTACAGCCACGCAGGTTCCAGTATCACTAGAACATGGTGAATTAGCGATCAATTATGCTGATGGTAAATTGTTTTATAGAAATACATCAGATCAAATAGTAGAACTTTCATCTTCTGGTTCCATTTCTATAAGTGCCACGCCAGAAGATATTAGAGACGTAAAAATAATTCATTATATGGAGGTCATTTAAAATGGCAATTACACAGAAGCGTTTAGGCGGACCAAGCATGTTAACCGCATCAACCGCTACATATTACACGGTACCGAGTAGTACCACTACAATAGTTAAACAAATAATTTTAACTAATACAACAGCATCTGCAAAAACAGTAACTGTAAGACTACTTCCTTCAGGCGTTAATGAAACAGCAACTCCTAACTGGGTAGACATCATAAGTGCAATGACATTATCAGCTAATGAAACAATGGCATTTAACTGTTCAATGGTAATGAATTATACCGGTGGTGCAGGAGATCAAATCAAGGCATTAGCAAGTGCTGCAGGCGCTGTTAATATGGCTATCTTTGGAATAGAAGAGGTTTAATATGGCTGGGGTAGTTCGATATGGGGCTCCTAATGACATGGCATCTTTTATCGACTCTGCCGACCCTGTATACGGAACCGGTGCAGATGGTAGCGTAACTCTAGATGGGACAACAACTATTTTAGGAATGATTCCGTCTTCAAATGTTTATTCAATGACTTCTGATCTTTATCTTCATAATCTTACAATAAATGCAGGAGTAAGATTAGCTCCAAATGGATATAGAATATTTGTTAAAAATATCTTGACCTTAAATAACAATTCGACAATAGGCTATACAACAGGTTATTCTACAGCTGGATCAATAGCACAAGGCGGAGCTGCTACAACTGCGGTTACACATAGCCTTGGTGGCTCTGCTACCGGTTATTCAGCTACAGCTCCAACTGATGCATTGGGTGGGAGTAAATATTATCAAATTCCACATCAAGCAATTAGAGGATGGGCAGTCAGCGCCTCAAGCACTACTCCAACCTTTTTAAGAGGTGGAGCAGGTGGTTCTGGACAAGCTGGTGGAGGCGTAGTAATTGTTGCTGCGAGATATTTATCTGGTCCATCTACTGGTACAGCTTACATAAAGGCTCCTGGAACTGCTCCTGCCGGCGGTGGCGTAATTCTTATCATCTCTACACACTCTGCACTTCCTGCTTCCATTTCTACAGATATTACTGGTCAAAATCCTGGAACAGTAAATTATATGCAGTTGGTATAGCATGGGCGCAATAGAAAGATTAGGCAGACAAAGAACTCAAAGAAGTGCAAATGATGCTTTTTATGGTACCGGACTTGACGGAAATGGTTACATAAACTCCGCTGTAACATTAACTGCTGATATGTACTACAATAACCTAGAGGTTACCTCTAGTGGTATCGTATATACAAATGGATTTAAAATCTTTGTCAAAGGAACTTTAACGCTTAATGGATATATTGGAGTGGGTTCGGTATCATCTGGAACAGTATCAGAATCTGGTTCAAATATTTCAGATGGAACAATTGCTGGACAATCAACTTCAACTATTTCATATAGACTTGGTGGGCAGGGAGGCGGTGGATCTGACCCAGGTGTTACGCAGCTTCCAAGCTTTTTGTATAAAAGTATTAATAATCTTTTAGGTGGCAGTTACATAGATCCAGCAAATACTGGAGGAGCAAAGGTTACAGGTGGTTCTAAAGGCTCTACTGGCTCCACTGGAACAACAACTCCAGCATACACCTCATCAGACTCATGGCCAGGAAAAGCTGGTGCAGCCGGGTCTAATGGAGCATATGGACCAAGCGCAACTACTGTTAATGCCCCAGGTGGAAAAGGTAATCCAGGAGCTGACGGTAATGCAAATGGCACTGCAGGCACCGGTGGAGCAGGTGGAGCAGGTGGATCTGGAGGTGCGGTCGTTGCAGTCTTTGCAAAAACTATAGTTGGATCTGGAAAGTTATTTTCTTTAGGTAGATCTGGCGTATCTGGCTCAGCTGGAAATACTGGTACAGCTGGCACAACTGGAGCAAATGGAGCAGCTGCCCCGAATAGAACCGATCATCACCACGTTGCCCCAACTACATCTCATGCTCCTCATACTAGAAATCACGACCATCATAATCACACAACAAGGCATTCGGACAGACATGCTCACAAAGTATCTCCACATCAACCGTTTAGCGTAAAAGGTGGTCCAACTCACCACTACGAAGATAAGCACTGGCATCATGGCGGGCATTATCACCACCCCCACAATGACGGCCCTCACGGCGGAGCTCACCATTGGGATGGGCACTACTGGCACGCTTGGCAGGGTAACTTCAGTTTCGGACATTGGTCACCTCATTATCCGCCACATGGTCACCAAAAACCAAATGGCCATCATAGTCATGGTCAACCAGATGGAAACGCTCATCATCATGAAATATATTTTCATGGTTCTGTTGGTGGTCACGACGGTCACGTTCATGCCCACTATGGTCATCCTGGACATACTCATACCCATGTTCCAAGCCATACTCATAGCAGCCCTAGGTATCATCACCACAATCACTCAACAACACATCCAAACCCCGATGCGTCAGCACATTATTTAGGTGGAGCAGGTGGAGTGAACAATGGAACGAGCACAGGTAAAGGGGCTCCAGCTGTAACTGGCGGAACAGGTAAACGAGGCGGAGCAGGTGGAGGAGGAGCTATTGTGGTAGTTTGTGATACAATAGATCCTAATGTGCTTTTTGACGTTAGAGCTGGATTAACCGCAGATTCGGATAATTATTCTGCTTCTTCTGGTTCTTCATATATAATATATAACACTTAATTAAGGAGAAAAAATGGACTTAGGATTAACCGCCGAGCAAAAAAGAGTTGCACTAAACGCAGCAAAGTCTACGGCTAGATCAGAAATATATAATATTTTAATTAGAATGGGTGTTGACCCTGATACCTTTGACCCAACGGCAGAGCGTGAAACAGATATGATTCTTGTTGGAGAATACCAAAGATTAGATGCACTTTTGGCTTCCTTGGAACTTATTGAGGAAAAACTAGCTGATCTTTAATATCAATGAAAAGATTTGTTTTTATTCCATTTTCTTTAAAAGATTCTGAAGAAAGCTTTAATACAGCAGAAGGTCTATCAAAAGAGTCTATGTTACCAATTAGAATTGGTGATGAAAACGACCTTTTTTCCAATCAAGTTGAGATCATCTCAATGCCTCACATACACGTCTTTGATTGTGATGAAGATTCTAAAGTAAATTTTGTACATTGCATTGATGTAACTGATGAATTTGTAGACATGAATGATTGTCAATTTTTTATTAGCTTTAAAGATCAAAAGCAAGAAATAAAACCAATTATAAAAGAAAAACACGCAGCAAGATTTAGAAAAAGATATAATAAATCAGGTAAATATACTTTTACTTTGGAAAAAAATAATAATGTAATTTATAGTGGAGATTTTATAATTTATGATTCATGAAAGCCCAGCAACATGTATTTCTATTTACAAAAATGTATTCGATTCATTTGAGGCAAAAACTTTTTTACAAGCTTTAAATAAAGATATTGAAGAAGGTTGGTCAGAATTAAGTTGGCAAAATTCAGGAACTGGAAGTAATATCGTTAGTAACTATAGAACTTCCCTTAGTTGTTCAGCAATACCTTTAATGAGACCTTATCCTGAAACTCAATTATCAAGAATATTCAATGAAAAAATAGTTAACCCTATAAGAGAAGTAGTGGAAGACTATAGAAGACAATATATGATACCTAATGCCTTTCAAGATCCATATCAAATATTAAAATACCTTCCAGGCGCAGAGTATCACGCTCATGCGGACCATGGGTCTCAAAATCAAAGAGTATATAGCATGGTCGCTACACTTGGTGAGCCAGAAGAAGGTGGAGAATTAGAATTTCCATTTTTTGATACAAAGGTAGAATGCAGTGTAGGAAACGTGATATTATTTCCTAGCAATTTTCCATATACTCATATGGCTCATCCTGTAGAAAAGGGAATAAAGTACTCATTAGTAAGCTGGTATTCATGATGGAAGAAAATAGCAATCAAAGAAATCGTCCCATGATTGTGGGAATTGTAGGTTCAGGAACAGCAGGCTTGCTAACGGCACTTCTCGTAAGAAGAGCATTTCCTTCAGCTGCTATAGTTGTTATCTCTTCTTCTCAGATAGGAATTATTGGAGTTGGAGAAGGTAGCACAGAACATTGGCGTCAATTTATGGATCTCTGCGAAATACCTACGGAAGAACTACTGGTTAACACCGCCGGAACACATAAATATGGAATCAGATATGAAAACTGGACAACACATACTCCAGATTATTTTCATAGTGTTTCTGAACCTGATGACATTTTTGCCTTTGGTCTATTCTCAACATACATGGGTTTCATAGAGCAAGGAAAACTGTTAACAAATCAAACAGGAAGCATTGGACTTGTTAAAGATAAGATCAATAGAAAAAGCTTACATAGAAGTACTAATCAATTTCATTTTGACACATTCAAATTAAATGAGTACCTAACAACTGTATGCTTCAATAGATCTATTATGTTTATCGACGCTAAGATTGAAAATGTAAACTTACATGAAGATGGAAGAATAGCTTCTGTAAATACAGATACTAATGATTTAGTAGAAGCTGATTTTTGGTTTGATGCATCAGGCTTTAGTAGGGTTCTAATGAATTCTATGGGTGATCAAGAATGGAACTCTTATTCGGACTATCTATTGTGCAATACTGCTATAGCTTTTCCGACAGAAAGTGATCCAAATGGAAAGATAAGACCTTACACTAGAGCAAAAGCCGCTTCCTCTGGTTGGATGTGGGAAATTCCCACACAAGAAAGACGTGGAAATGGTTATGTTTTTAGTGATAAATTCATAGATGTTGAACAGGCTATTGAAGAAGCAGAAAAAATTTCTGGATATAAACTTCCAAAAGATCCAAAAATAATTTCTTTTGACGCAGGATATCTTAAGAATCCTTGGCAAAAAAATTGTTGCGCAGTAGGCTTGGCTTCATCGTTTGTTGAGCCATTAGAAGCTACAAGTATTGGATCAACAATACAGCAAATAAGAAGCTTAATGCCATACCTTGCATCCTATACTCCAGAGTCAGTCCACATGCAAAAGCATTATAATAAATCAGTAGATAAGATGATGCGCAATATCCTCACTATGATTAGACTTCATTATTATTCTGATAGAAGAGATTCTGAGTTTTGGAGAGCAATGGCAGATATGCCGATAAACTCAGAACTTCAAGAATTAATTGATCTATGGTCAGAAAGACCGCCAAGTAGATATGATTTTGAATCCAACAGTGGTCAAATGTTTTTGTCTCCGCATATGACACACGTGGGTCAAGGTCAGGGTATAATCTCAAAAGAAGCATGTACAATTGCTCTAGACAACATGAATATAAGACAACAAGTAAACTATCAAATGGATGAGATGAAACACGGTAGACACAATCACGAGCTAGTAGATCACGCACAAGCTTTAAGAGAAATTGTAGAGATAGATAATTATTATGGCATCTAAAAAGAAAAAGATTAAACCAGGTCAGATTAGAATTACTCCATCTGATAATAGATTAATGGATTCAGCTCCATATGTAAATTCTGTTACACATCTTCCAAATTGGTTTAAAAGAATAGCTAAAGGTCCAGGTTCTATTAGAAGATGTGCTGGAACTGTAGATCTTTTATCTGCCGGTGTCACCCTTCCAATGTGGACAAACCTTAGATTTAGACCAAATGAAAGAGGTGAATGGGAGCATTCTAGTGATGACTTTGGACCCAGTGCTGGAATAGGTATGATACAGCATTTCCCATTTAACTCCACTGGAAAATGCCCAGTTACAGATGTTAGAAAAATTGAAAGTGGACAATATCCAAAAGTGGTAAATCCATGGAGAATAGAAACAGCACCAGGGTGGTCAACATTGTTGTTACCATTACTTTGGGAGCCAAATGAAAACTATGACGTATTGCCAGCTATTATTCATACTGACTTTTATCATTTGATGAACATAGTCCTTAATATTAAAACTGATTCTGCGTTTCAAATAAAATTTAATACACCTATTGCTCAGCTGATACCATTTAAAAGAGACTCTGATTTTGGTGAGATCATATTTGAAGATGAAAGTAATTTTAAATACGTTTCAACAAGAGGATTTGGCCTTGGTCATTTAGCTCCAGGAACTGGAACATCTGTACTGTATAGAGCAGAGACTAATAGAGTTGATGAGCAAATGAAAAAAGCTAATAAAAATAATTTTCTTAGAAAGGATAGTTGACTATGGGAATAGAGTCATTTCTAGGCAATGGGGATAAATTAGACGCCCTAAATCAATTAAAGGCTATGCTAGCTAAAGAATTATATATAGCTTGCATTAACTGCAATATTGATCCAGAATCATTTGAGGTAGGTCAATATATTAATTATATTAATGAAAATCCATCTATTAACATAGGGCCAGAAAGAACTGTTCTATTGCAATTGTGTAATAAATTTTCTTTAATAGAAACCAAGATAGCAGAACTAGAATGATTTCAAGAGAAAGACTACTTGAAGAAAGTGAAGCATTAGCCTCTGGTTTTTTTATCCTAGCTAAGATGGCACTTATCACACCTGGAGTAAACGTACCAAGATCTGATAGATGTGATGTACTTCAGGTTACTGGAGTTTCGCTTTCTCAAGGTACGGAATATGAAGGGCAGGCTTATGTTGTCGGCAAGTCTTCTGATTATTCAGATACGGTTCTTCAAGCAAAACATGTTGTTAAATTCGAATATCCAATATGTTTTTCTCCATTTTTTTTAATTTCTTACATTGAAGTAAATCATTTAGCGCCAGATATTCAAAATGGCGTAGTAGATATTCAATCGGATCCTAGCCCATCTACCATGTGGGCAGCTAGATCTATATATCAACTGTTTAAAAACTTTAGAGAATGGTCTTTTATGGTTGATGCGCCATTTAACTCAGATCACCCAATGGCTACATATTCTAAATTAGTATTAGATTCATTGAACGTTCCTCAAGAAATTCTAAACGAAATAGACTCAATGCCGGATATGCATCTAGCCAAGTTCCTAAAAGGACAGTCCAACTATAAACAAATACCGGAACACATTAGTATTTCTCAATCTTTTAAAGATTGGATTTTGCAGATTTCTGAAGAATATCCATATAAACAGTTTGAAGAACAGATTTGATGATTAAGAATATAGTTTTATTTTTTAAAAAAATACAATCAGCAGTAAAAGCAATGTCCACTAAGTCTTATTGGGACAAAGCAAATACTGTAGAGGCTTGGGGTTTTGCTACTAAAATAGCAATTATATTTCCAGGATTACTATTAGGTCAACAATGGTGGTGGTTATACATATTTGCAATCATTTCAAGTATCGCTTTAATTTGGTCTTCAACAGTTAAAACTCTGCCAACTATAATACTATTTAACGTATGCTGGGCAATTCTTGCATCAGCATCTATTATAAAACACTTTATATAAGGGGTAATAATGCTTTACAATGATCTTGTTGGATACAGTCAGAGTGGAGTTTCTTACCAGGGTACATTGACTCTATCTGTGCCAGGTTTTTCCATCAATTTACTGCCCCCATCTATAGCAGTATACATAGGTGATGAGTTAGATTTTAACAATTTATCGACAATAGGTATTGCAACTATATCCTCAGTAAAAACAGGCTCAATTACCCTTGAGGTGACCGAGCAGCAAGCATATTCAATGGCACAATCATCAACTGTTTATATAGTTAAATCTGGCAGTATTTCAAATGAGATAACAACCCTAGAAGAAGGAAGCACAATAAGGATTGCGATTGTATCCACAACTGCAACCGCTGAGCAGGCTCTTGCTTAGTAATTCTTAGAAATAAGTACTATTGTATATAGTTTTAGTTAAATGGAGATAAAATGTCTAGTTCAGTATTGGTCAACGACACAGTAAGAATTAAAGTTAAATTTGTTGATGTTGATCCAGTTACAGGAGAGCAGGAATCAGTATCTCCATCGTCAGTTTTAGTTAATATTGAAAAAGCTGATGGCCAAGACGTTGTGACTAATGCCTTTGCAACTGCTATAAATTCATCTGAATATTATTATGACTTTACTCCTTCAACAGCAGGTCAGTATACGGTCACCTTCAACGGCATCATGCCTGATACTACTCAGATAGTAGTTAATCAAAATCTTTACGTAAGTGACGCAGATTCCGACTACAGGCCAACTGTAACTCTTAAATCTGACGAAACAATAATATTTGCGCCAGATATTGATCCACTATACATTGATCCAGAAGAACTTCTTTCTTTTTTCCCAGATGCATCACTCCTTGAAATAGGAGAATTGATTCACCATTATTCTCTTGAGATGAAGGAAATCTTTAACCTTCAAGATACAGAAACAGGATCTGGAATTAGTTTTACTGCAGCTGAATATATAAAAGCCTCAGCATGCTGTGAACTAAGCAGAACATATGGTTTTGGGGGGGACGATGAACTTTCCTTGAAGCTAGCTGACCTATCTATAACAAATAGGTCTAATCCAAGAAATTCAATCAACAGAGGCAATGCAACAACTTGGTGTCAAATAGCAGCAGCTTTAAGAAAAGAACTAATGGCATCTAG